AAAGATTAGTATCGGGAAGGACTATAAAAATGACGCCATGCACTATTCTGTTGGACAGGAAGTGTATGGCGGTCATACCATAGTTAACATTATAGAAGAAGAAGAAAAGTATTCTATCTATATTCAAAAGGGAGAAGACGTTATGCCATGGAAAGACTTTAATAAGAACATGGCAGTTTCTGTTGAATACGACCTTAACTGGTAATGCAAAGCATATTTAACTTTATTGTAGAACCTAAACACGGTAGGTCTACATCTAAAAAAGATATTGACGGTAAGGAATTACTGTTAAATACCGAAGTACAGAACCACAATTACACCAGCAGGTTAGGCATCGTAAAGAATACACCACTTGCTGTAGATACAACCATCAAACCTGGAGATGAAGTAATTGTACACCACAACGTATTTAGACGTTTTCGTGACATTAGAGGCAAAGAAAAGAACTCTAGAGCATATTATAAGGAAGATACTTTTTTTGTGCAACCAGACCAGATTTACGCATATAAGCGAGACAACAAATGGAAAGCACTTGATGGTTATTGTTTTGTTAAAGCAATAAAATCAAAAAGTATTTGGGATGAAAACCACGAGCATCCAGGTATTGGTATTATAAAATACGCAAGTAAAGGTTTTGAAGCCGGCGAACTTGTTGGTTTTAAGCCTGGTTTAGAATACGAATTTAATATAGAGGGAGAACGCTTATTCCGTATCCCTAGCAATCTAATTACAATTAAATATGAATATAAAGGAGATGAAGAGGAGTATAATCCTCTCGGGGTACAAGGCTGTTGATGAGCTAATTAAAGTTGCCGAAGAAAAAATCATCACAAATACTGAAGATGATGTATCTGCCGATCGCCTTAAAAATGCAGCTGCTACAAAGAAGCTAGCCATATTTGATGCATTTGAAATATTAAACCGTATACAAGAAGAAGAACGCATTCTTGAAAATAAACCAGTAGAGGAAAAAAAAGAAGCTTTTAAAGGCTTTGCAGAAAGACGCTCTAAATGATGTACGAACAGAATTTAGTTAAGACCGTAGAACCCGTAAAGCTGACCACGATACATCGATACAACAAAGGTAAGAAGTGGAAATATGGATACAATAAAGAACATGACATTATTGTAATCAGCAAAACCGGAGAGATTGGCGAGATTATTGAAATACAGAATCTCGTTATCGCATTACCGCCAGCACCTAAAAATTTAAAGAAGGGTGCAAACAAATGGACGGTATCTGAGTATCCAAAAGAATTAAAGAATGTTAAAACTATATTCGATTGGAAAAACCTTCCTGATGAATTTAAAAGCAGGTGGGAAGGCTATATTGATGAGGAATTCAACCGACGTGATAATGGCCATTGGTTTTATAATAAGGGCGTTCCTACTTATATTACTGGCACTCATTACATGTACTTGCAGTGGAGCAAGATTGATGTCGGAAATCCAGACTACCGAGAAGCCAATAGACTCTTCTTTATATTTTGGGAAGCCTGCAAAGCTGATAACAGATGTTACGGGATGTGCTACCTTAAAAACAGACGGAGTGGATTCTCGTTTATGGCATCAGGTGAAACCGTTAACCAAGCAACCATCTCAAGTGATGCACGATTCGGTATCCTATCTAAATCAGGTAGCGATGCTAAAAAAATGTTTACCGACAAAGTCGTTCCCATATCACTCAACTACCCGTTTTTCTTCCGTCCAATACAAGATGGTATGGATAGACCGAAAACCGAACTTGCATATCGTGTTCCGGCGTCGAAGCTGACGCGTAAGAACATACAAAGTAATGAACAACGGGAACAACTCGAAGGTCTTGATACAACGATCGACTGGAAAAACACAGGCGATAACTCTTACGATGGTGAAAAGCTTAGGCTGCTTATCCATGATGAAAGCGGTAAGTGGGAAAAACCGGACAATATTTTAAATAACTGGCGTGTAACAAAAACGTGTTTGCGTCTTGGTTCTAGAATTATTGGGAAGTGTATGATGGGGAGTACCTCAAATGCGCTTGACAAAGGTGGTTCGAACTTCAAAAAACTTTATGAAGATTCTGACGTAACCAAAAGAAACAACAACGGACAAACCAAATCTGGTTTATACAGTCTTTTCATTCCAATGGAGTGGAATTACGAAGGTTTTATAGATGAATATGGTATTCCGGTCTTTAATACACCCACAGAGGCTGTTTATGACCCGCATGGCGACGTTATAGAAGTTGGAGTTATAGATTACTGGGAAAATGAAGTTGAAGGTCTTAAAAGTGACCAGGATGCTTTGAACGAATTTTATCGTCAGTTCCCTAGAACAACGGAACATGCATTCCGCGATGAAAGTAAAAACAGTATTTTTAACTTAACTAAAATTTACGAACAGATTGATTATAACGAAGATCTGCGTAATAGTAATATTGTGACCACCGGTAGTTTTCAGTGGGTCAACGGAGTTAAAGATACTAAAGTGGTATTCATGCCTAACCCACAGGGTAGGTTTAAAGTATCTTGGATACCAGGCGAAAATCTGCAAAACAAGCAGATTATAAAGAACGGTATTAAGTATCCAGGCAATGAGCACATTGGTGCTTTTGGATGTGATAGTTACGATATTTCAGGTACGACAGACGGCAGAGGCTCTAAAGGTGCACTACACGGACTTACCAAGTTCACAATGGAAGATGCACCACCTAGTACATTCTTTTTAGAATACATTGCTAGGCCTCAAACTGCTGAGATATTCTTTGAAGACGTGCTTATGGCTTGCGTCTTTTATGGAATGCCAATACTTGCCGAGAATAACAAACCGAGGCTATTATACCATTTTAAAAGAAGAGGGTATCGGGGTTATTCAATGAACCGACCTGACAGATTATGGAATAAGCTTTCCGTAACTGAAAAGGAAATAGGTGGTATACCTAACTCCAGCATGGACATGAAGCAAGCACACGCTGCCGCAATTGAAATGTATATCGATCAGCATGTAGGTCAAATAGCTGAGGGTGAGTACGGTACGATGTATTTCAATAACACATTGAATGATTGGTCTAAGTTTGACATGAATAACCGAACAAAATATGATGCTTCTATCAGTTCTGGTCTTGCTATTATGGCTTGTCATAAAGAGTTATACCGACCAATCGGAGAACAACAAAAAACAAAACTAAACCTTAAGATTGCGAGATACAATCAAAATGGGTTCACTTCAAAAATAATAAAATAACAGTATGGCTAATTCAGTTGTAAATAGTTTCTTCCCTAGCCAGGTAGCATCCGACAATGAAAAAATGTCGTATGACTACGGGTTAAAGGTTGGACGAGCTATAGAGCAAGAGTGGTTTTCGAGCAACTCAGGCTCTGTGCGCTATTTAAGCAACCAAAGCACTTTTCACAATTTAAGGCTATATGCTAGAGGTGAACAGAGTATTCAGAAATACAAAGATGAATTATCTATCAATGGTGATTTGTCTTATTTAAATTTGGATTGGAAGCCTGTACCTATACTATCTAAATTCGTTGACATCGTTGTAAACGGTATTGCAGACAGAGCTTTTGATGTGAAAGCATATTCTCAGGATCCATATGGTGTAGCGAAACGTACTGCATATATGGATTCAATCATTCGTGATATGCAGACAAAAAATCTTAATGATTATGCCCAACAAGCATTTGGCATTAATCTTTACGAAAACGATCCTGCGTCATTGCCTGAATCAAAAGAAGAATTAGAATTGCACATGCAGCTTAGTTATAAGCAAGGCATTGAAATAGCAGAAGAAACTGCAATTAATACAATTCTTGAAGGCAATAATTACGAATTAATTAAAAAGCGTGTTTATCAAGATATAACCACACTTGGTATTGGTGCTGTTAAAAATACTTTTAATACAACTGAAGGTATTAAGATTGATTACGTAGACCCAGCTAACTTAGTTTATTCTCATACAGATTCACCTTATTTTGATGATATCTATTATGTAGGTGAAGTTAAATGGGTGCCTATTAATGAGCTTAAAAAGCAGTTCCCGGAGCTCACTAATGATGAGCTAGAAAAAATACAACAAAGAAACTCTAAAAGCTACGGTGGTCATTTGACACAGACATCGATGAATCACGACGCTAGAGATTCTAACACTATTCAGGTTTTGTACTTCAACTACAAAACATATATGAATGAAGTGTATAAAACGAAAAAGACAGCTACAGGTGCTGAAAAAGCAATTCCTCGTGACGACCAATACAACCCACCAGCAGATTCAGAAGAATTTGGCAAGTTATCTCACTCTATTGAGGTATTATACGAAGGTGCACTTGTATTAGGTACTGACAAATTGCTTAAGTGGGAAATAGCTAAAAATATGTTACGCCCAAAAAGCGATTATACTAAGGTTGAAATGAACTATAGTATTGTTGCGCCGCGTATGTATAAAGGAAAGATTGAATCAATTGTAAGTCGTTGTACCGGCTTTGCAGATATGATCCAGTTAACGCACCTTAAAATGCAACAGGTATTATCTAAAATGATGCCTGATGGTGTATACTTAGACGCTGATGGTCTTGCTGAAATTG